CTGCATTATTAATAGTGTTACCATCAGTGGTCAAAGCTGATCCAGACTGTCTAGCTCCTTCGGTACAATAAACGTGAACATTCTTATTGTTATCTTCAATTCGAATTACTGATGAGAAATCTTTGTTAAATAATGAATCAATTAACATTCCATATTCTTCTTTAAATGCTTTCTTATAGAACGCTTTTTCCAACATCGTTCTAAGTGTCTTTGATTGAGTCCCATCGAATCGTGAAAAATCTGATGCCATAATTTCATCAGCTAGCGCAAGTTTCTGGATGTGGTGAGTCAATCTCACCCCATTTCTCCCAGGCGAATACCAATGATTTCGTTTCAATATTTTCCTTTTAACTCTAACCGTATATGAGGCTAATGTAAGCAAGTATTTACGATCTTGTTCAGTGATGCATCTCGTGTCTTTTTCCCCTTGGTAACTCTCTTTCTTAATAAAACACTTTGACCTGGTTTTAACTTCTCCGTCAGCTATATGATCTGCCTCTTCAGCGAATTTCTTAGCTATGTTATCATTGGTAATATCAGGATCAGCTAATTCAAATTGGTTTAATGGTTCCAAGCTATGTGGTTCAATTCCGGCTTGTTTAAACGAAAATTCAATAAATTCATCTGCATACGTCTGAAATTGTTTAGCTCTCTTGTTAACCAACCCCTTTTCATAAATGCTGGCTATCTTCAACGCGAACCCTGTTCGTTTTATCAATTCAACTCGGCAAGCAATACCGGATAGTATATTGTCCTCATCTTTTGTTACAGGTACTAAAGCAGTGTTTTCGGTAATATTGCAATAATCATTAGCTTCTACAATATCTTTTAAATTGTGCCCAAAGGTATAACTAACATTCCTAGGTTGACATAATTTATATTCCTTGGTGAAAACGGGTTCGGCAAACTTTTCTATAATTTTCAATTTAGCTTCCTTATCATCCTTATGATTCTCATACTCTTGTCTCATCAACTCAGATAATTTATACTGAATGGCTTGGACTCGTACATTTTTCAACTTTATTGAATTACTCTTAACATATAGATTTGGCAGTAGTTTCTTCATTTCTTCTAATTCTTCATCATTCATAACATAATTTGGGGTCACGATTTTGGCTTTAACAAAATTAATGAACTTGTGTGCAGCATTGTTGCCCATTACATTAACTAGTGTCTTAGTATCTTTTATCATCTCATTAGCCACAGACGTTGCAACAGTTTGAATTGACTCATGTGCTACTACTTGTTTATTAGTTATAGGATCTACTAATGG